TCTGTTTAAGATAGGATTTCACGGAGTTAAAGAGATGTATGATAATGGAGACCACTTAGGAGGACTCTATCATTTCATCAACATCTTAAGACGATTTCTAGAAGAGCACAACTTGGATAAGGTTGTGGTCTTTTGGGATGGTGATTCGAACTCATCAATTAGGAAATCTATATACCCCCGATATAAGGCGAATAGAAGGCAGGATATGAACGAGTACAAGTACGAGTCATACCTCCAACAAAAATCTCGAGTTAAACAATACCTCGAGGAGATATTCGTACGCCAAGTTGAGATGATTAACAACGAGGCTGATGACTTAATCGCTCACTACTGTAAAGTCGCAACGGATGAAGACGTAATAATCTTCTCAGCAGATAAAGACTTAACTCAACTCATATCTGAAAGAGTTACCATATATTCTCCAATCACAAAACAATATTTTAAGAATGGGGATATGATAACAATCAACAAGGTTGAGATACCACATTACAACGTTTTAATTACCAAAGTTTTCACAGGAGACAAGTCCGACAATATCGATGGTATTGAAGGATTAGGGGAAAAAACTTTATTAAAATTCTTTCCTGATTTGCAGGAAATGCCCTGCACTATCAACAGATTACTCGATATTGCCCGAAATAACGAGCAAAAGAAAAAACCAAAAGCTCTTGAGAATATTTTGACTGGTAAGACAAAAAATGGTATACTTGGTGAGGAGTTCTATAATACAAACATGAAGATTGTAGACCTTGAAAACCCACTTATTACAGATGAAGGTAAAGAGTTAGTCGAACAAATACAGACAGACACAATTGACCCCACAGATAGAGGGTACAAAAACTTAATGAGACTTATGATGGAAGACGGTCTCTTCAAATATCTTCCAAAAAACGATGAGGCTTGGGTAAACTTCCTAAGACCATTTATGAAATTAACAAGAAAAGAAAAACGAAACACAAACAAAAATTAAAATCGCATGAAAGAGCAAGACAGTACAAAAATGGAATTCCTTTTAACATTGAATGACAATATTGTAGTTCAAAGATTTTTTAACGTTAGAGGGTATAACCCTAAAGCGAAAAACTCGGTGGAGTTGTATAACTTCATTTTAAGTTTAAGAGATGAATTGATTTACACGTTAAAAATGAAGGCCGTAATTTACATGATGGATAACAAAGATGCTATTGAGCATGACCCATCAATTATGAATACATCTTACACAGATGGACCTGAAGTTTTTAACATTTATGTTAAAGTTGGTGAACAGACAATTTGTCATAGAGTTTTTGATGGAAAACTTTTTCCACCAAAAGTTCGTTATACCGTTGACGCAAGACCACTTTTAAAAGAGGTTCTTCGTGACCTAACTGACATTTTTTCAAATCACAAATTAACTTACGAATATTTGGAATTTGACCTAAGTAAGTAACTATTTAATAATACAAGGGACAATTTTAAATTAAAATATGAACAAAAATTTCGATTATTTAGGTAATACATTTCAAATCCAACTACTAAATCAAATAGTGGTTGACAAGGACTTTTCATCGTCAATTATGGACGTGATTGAGTCGTCGTACTTTGACAACAAGTACTTCAAAATCATCTTACAGATGATAAAAGAATACTACGTAAAGTACGAATCAACACCTAATTTCGAAACTCTTGACCAAATTGTTAAATCAGAAATTACACAAGAAATCGTAGCAAAAGTGGTCTTGGATACCTTAAAACAGGTAAAAGATGCTCCTTTTGAAGGAACGACATTTGTTCAAGAGAAAGCTTTAAAGTTCTGTAAACAACAAGAACTTCAGAAGGCGATGGATAAAGCTCAGAAAATTATTACAGAAGGTGATTTTGAGTCTTACGATAAGGTTGAAGGGTTAGTGAGAAATGCGTTACAAGTCGGCGAAATCGACAAGGGACAAACAGATATTTTTGATAACTTGGATACAGTATTGGATGAGGATTATCGCCACCCAATCCCAATGGGAATTCCGGGAATTGATAGATTACTTAAGGGTGGTTTGGCTAGGGGTGAGATTGGTGTAATACTTGCACCAACAGGTGTTGGTAAGACAACCATTTTAACCAAAATTGCAAACACGGCATTCAACTTGGGGTACAATGTTCTTCAAGTATTTTTCGAGGATAACCCAAAAATTATTCAAAGAAAGCACTTCACACTTTGGACAGGTATTGAACCTGATAACCTAGTGAAAAACAAAGATGAGGTGATGTCAAAGATTACTGAAATTCAAGAGACCATGCAAAACAAGTTGGTTCTTAAGAAATTAGCGTCTGACACTATGACTATGAATCAAATCAAAAATCAGGTAAGAAAAATAATTGCTGATGGTAACAAAATTGATTTGATTATGTTAGATTATATCGACTGTATTCTACCTGAATCTACAAGTAAAGATGAGTGGAAAGCTGAGGGTTCTGTAATGAGAGGGTTCGAAGCTATGTGTCATGAGTTAGACTTAGTTGGATGGACCGCCACACAGGGTAATAGGTCTTCTATTTCAGCTGAAGTTGTAACTACCGACCAAATGGGTGGTTCGATTAAAAAGGCTCAGGTTGGTCACGTAATCATCTCTGTGGCTAAGACACTTCAACAGAAAGAAATGAACCTTGCAACTATCGCCATCACTAAATCACGTTTAGGTAAAGATGGTGTAGTTTTCGAGAACTGTAAATTTAACAACGAGTTACTTGAAATAGATACCGAGAGTTCGGTAACATTCTTAGGTTTCGAAGAACAACAAGAGGAGAGAAAGAGAGATAGGGTTAAAGAGTTGATGGAGAAACGAAAACAAAAAGAAGAACAAAAACAACAATCTTAATACAAAAAAATAAAAAAATAATTATGGAAAAAATTTTAGTAGAGAATCCTAATAGATTCGTCATCTTCCCAATTCAGTATGATGACATTTGGGAATATTATAAACAACATCAAGCAGCGTTTTGGACAGCAGAAGAGGTTGATTTAAGTAATGACATCAGAGATTGGAATAATCTTACTGAAAACGAACAATACTTCGTTAAGAACATCTTATCGTTCTTTGCGGCTTCAGATGGTATTGTTAACGAAAATCTTGCTGAAAATTTCTTAAAAGAAGTTCAATATCCTGAAGCGAAATTCTTCTACGGGTTCCAACTGATGATGGAGAACATACATAGTTTAATGTATTCTCTATTAATCGACACATATATCTCAGACGAGAAAGAAAAACAATTATGTTTCACAGCGTTAGATAACTTACCTGCGGTTCAAAAGAAAGCGAAATGGGCTCTTGATTGGATTGAAAACGCATCTTTTCAAGAAAGATTAGTTGCGTTTGCTGCGGTTGAAGGTATATTCTTTTCAGGTTCATTCTGTTCAATCTTTTGGTTGAAGTCAAGAGGAATTATGCAAGGGTTATGTAATGCTAATTCTTTAATCTTTAAAGATGAAAATCTACACTGTGATTTTGCTATTCACATAGTTAATAATCACTTAGAGAACAAACCATCAGAAAAGAGAATTAAAGAAATTTTACTATCTGCACTTGAAATTGAAAAAGAGTTTATCACAGAATCGTTACCTGTTTCACTTATTGGAATGAATTCAAACTTAATGAAACAATATCTTGAATTCGTAACTGATGGATTATTAGTTAAATTTGGTTGTAAAAAAGAGTTTAACGTGGAACAACCATTTAAGTTTATGGAACAAATCGCTGTTGAAACAAAGGGTAATTTCTTTGAGTCAAGAACGATGGAATACCAAAAAGCAAAACTAAACGAAACATTATCTTTTGATTCTGATTTCTAATTTATTATTATTAAAAATATGATGTCACTAAAAATTAAAAAAAGGGGCGGTGAAGATGCGTCCTTTAATCCACAAAAAATCTATAGCAGAATTAAAAGAGCAGCAAAAGGATTAACTGTGAATTCTGATGAAATCTTCATTAAAGTTATTACTTCTGTACCTACGGAAGGTGTAATTACAACTAAAGAGTTAGATAAACTTGTATATGAAATCGCGGCTGCCTACACAGGTAGTCATCACGATTATTCAAGACTTGCATCGTCAGTTGCAATTTCTTCATATCATAAAGAAACCGACCCAAGTTTTTCAAACACAATGCATACGTTACATGTTGACGGTATTGTACATGACGAACTAATGTCAATTATTGAAAAATATGGTCCGAGTAAAATTGATGAGGTTATTAATCATGAAAATGATTATAACTTTGATTATTTTGCTTGGAGGTCATTACAGGAAATGTACTTGTTAAAAACACCTGAAGGTAAAGTTATTGAAAGACCTCAACACATGTATATGAGAGTTGCTCTATGGGTAACTAACACGTATGAAGAGGCTGTAGAATATTACAATTCATTATCAAACCAACGCATATCAAAGGCAACACCTATTATGATTAATGCGGGTACAAGAGTACCCCAATTAGCATCTTGTGTGTTACATTACAACAACTCCGACTCAAGAGAAGGGTTATTAAAAACTTTGAATGACATTTCAACCTATTCGTCGGACGCCGCAGGTATCGGACTATCAATGTCTAACATTCGTAGTAAAGAAAGTAGAATTAAATCATCAGGTGGTTTTGCCGGTGGATTGTTAAAATACTTAAAAATTGTTAACGAGTCATTAAGATTCTTTAATCAACAAGGTAGAAGACCTGGCAGTGCAGCTATCTACTTAGAACCATGGCATAGAGATATTATGGACCTATTGGAGATTAAAAAGAACACAGGTGCTGAAGAATTAAGAGCGAGAGATTTATTCACAGCGTTATGGATTCCTGATAACTTCATGAGAGCAGTTAAGAACAATGAAGATTGGTACTTATTCTGTCCTAATGAAATTATTAAGTCGGGTATTAAACCATTACAAGAATGTTTTGGTGACGAGTATGAAGAGAACTATCAAAAGGCAGTTGATTTAGGTATTGGTAGAAAAGTTAAAGCTCAAGACATTTGGTCTAAAATTATTGAGTCACAAGTTGAAACAGGTGTTCCTTATCTATGTGCTAAAGATAGTGCGAATAAAAAGACTAACCACCAAAACATCGGTGTAATTAAACAATCAAACTTATGTAATGAGATTTATCAATACACAGACGAGGAAACTACTGCAATCTGTACATTATCTTCTATTGTATTGAAAAACTTTATTGTTGATGGTAAATTTGATTACAAATTATTAATTGAAGAAGTTAGAAGAGCGGTTAGAGCGTTGAACAACGTTATTGATAAGAACAACTATTCAACTGAAAAAGGTTTGAAGGGCGGACTTGAACAAAGAGCAATTGCGATTGGTACTCAAGGGTTAGCAGATGTATTCTATTTAATGGATTACATTTTCACATCTGAAGAGGCAAAAATTTTAAACAAAAATATATTCGAAGCTATCTACTTCGCGGCTATCACTGAAAGTAACGACTTGTGTAAAAAAGGTATTAGAAAACCGTATAAATTCTTTGAAGGGTCACCAATGTCTAAAGGTATTTTCCAATTTGATATGTGGAGATTAAATGAATCTGAATTATTTTTGGATTGGGTAACTTTAAAAAATGACGTAAAAGAATATGGAGTTTGTAACTCACTATTCACGGCTCAGATGCCAGTTGCGTCTTCAGCTAAGATTACAGGTTCATTTGAAATGACAGAACCCGCTCACTCAGCGTTATTTAACAGAAGAGTTGTTGGTGGTGAAATCATGATTGTTAACAAATACTTAATTAATGATTTTGAAAAAATAGGGGTATGGTGTGAAGATTTGAAAAATGAAATCATTGTGAACGAAGGTTCAATTCAAAACATTAACTTTAATCAATACCTTGACCCTGAAGATAGAAATTACAATAAGAAGGTTAAGAGAATTGAACACTTGATTCCAAAATACAAAACGATTTGGGAAATTTCACAAAGAGAATTGATTGATATGGCGGCGGACAGAGCTCCGTTTATAGACCAATCACAATCTATGAACATCTATATGAGTAATCCTACGTTGTCTAAAATCACATCATCACATTTTCACTCGTGGGAAAAAGGTTTAAAGACATTATGTTACTATGTTAGAACAAAGGCGATTTCAACAGGAGCAAAACACTTAGCGGTTGATTTATCTAAAGTACAGAAACCAAAACAAACGGTGGAAACTCCGAAGATAGATTACACCAATATGAATTTACCACCAAAACCTGAGGGTATTGAAATCGAGTGTTTCGGTTGTTCATCTTAATAAAATAAATAATCCCGACCAACATCGGGATTATTTATTTTGTGCTATTTATAAGGAAAAACGAGGGTATTATATTTATAGTTATGGCAGATGGAACTACATATGGTATTAATTTTCCTTTTAGAGATTCTAAAAGAGGGGATTACTTACAATTAACAGAGTTTGAGGCTCAACAGATTAAAGCGGATTTAGTTCACTTATTATTAACCAGAAAGGGAACAAGATATTACTTACCTGATTTTGGAACAAGATTATATGAATTTTTATTTGAACCTTTTGATGGTCTTACATTTGATGCTATTCAATCTGATATCAGAGAAGCGG